TTGCCACCGGTAAAGCACCGGCAGGCGTAACGCTCCCGGTATCTGTCCATGTTTCATCTGTCACGGTTGCCATATACAGCTCAGTGCCAGCGCTTCGACCATAGACCTTGTAGCTAGTGGCACCGGGAACTGCTGCCCATGTAACTGTTGCTGTTGAGGTCGTTCCGGAGGTCGTGGTCGTTACTGCGACAGACGGTAAACTTTCACCGATCGCGTTTACCGAAGTAACGCGGTAAGACTGTACGCCAGCGGCAAGAGTGCCGCCAGTCGTAGAATTTGAAGCACTGATGACGGGGAATGTAATCCCGTTTTCGTCATTGTTGGGGAAATCGTAAAAGCGTTCTCCAGCCTCAAGCGACCAAGTAAACCAACGCTCGGTTCGCAGTGATGGGAAGCGCTTGATAATTTGGCGTTGCGCTTTCTGCAAGTGAAGCGTGAGCAAGGAAGCCATGCCCGGAGGCGGCGAAGCGGCTTGCACGGCAAAGCCAAGCGCAATCATTAAATCTGTACGCAGTTGCGCCAGTGTTCGATAACCAGTGGTGTCCGTGCAATTGCAATTAACTGGCATCATTGATCCTTAAAAAAGGGGCTGGTTTTATCCAGCCCCACACTGAAAGCAGCCCAGGGGATTAAGCGGCTTTCGGCTTCTTTAACTCTGCTTTTGGTTTGTGGACCTTGTGTTGGAATTGCGGAGGTTGTTCTTCCGCAAGACCGTCATGCAGCACACCCAGCTTTGCAGCCAGTTCGTCAACGTCCTTGTACACACTACGGAAGGCTTTCATGCCGATATCGTTGATACCAAACCGGCGTTCCATTCGTCCGTATTCCCCTTGCACCGGGATATCCAGCTCAACGTCATCCAGCTTCTCAATCACATTGACGTTTTCAGTCAGGTGCAATCGCTTAAAGATGGGCAACTCATGCTCTGAACATTCCGTTGTGATCGTGTCAAGATCACGCTTGATCGTTATCAGTAACCGTTTAACTGTGATGCTCATAAAGTTCCCCTTGATTTGTTTAGTCCGCCAACAACCAAACACTGGCTGCGGTCGAAACCTTGATGTAGTTAGGAATAGTCACTTCTGCCATTGCAGTCGTGGACGTTGACGCTCCCAAAGTGGCGAGCGTCGAGTACGAAGAACCATCTTCTGAGCCTTGAATGGTCAGAGAACCGGCAGTGAGATTGACCAAAACCGCATTGAAGCCAGCCTTGTAAGGCGTGCCACGGGTTTGCATGTTTTTTGCAGTGTCATTGATGATTAAGGTTTTCATGTTTCGTCCTTATGCCACGCTCAAAACGGCGTTGCTGTTGCGCTTGTTGGTCGTCATGCCGTATTTGCTGGTCATGCCCCAGTAGTGGAAATAACGGTCAGGCAAACGCTCGGGCTTGCGGTTGACCATCCATGCGCCGGTCATTGGGCGTAACTTCACGCTGCGGCTGTTCAAGAAATAGCAGCGTTTTGTCCATGGATAGGTGATGGCACCCAACAGTGCATCGAGGGTTTCAAAGGATGGGTCCCAAACGATTGGAACGCCTTTGAAGTACAGGCCAGAAACCGCACCGTCAACACCAATTCCGCCCTTTTCAGGCACAACGATTTGACGCTGAATAACGCCAGTGGTCAGGCCGACGCAGGCTGCGCGGTATGCGTCAATGAACGCGGCACCGGCTGCGATGTAGTCCGGCATTTGACCGCCGTACAGGATGCAAGCGCGCCATGATTCTTCCATTTCATCCAGAAGATTTGCAGTAGCGATTGCCAAGTTAGCGTTGTTCTGCCAGTAGCTGTTCGAGGCAAGAATATTGCCCACGGTGCCGGTGGATGGCGTGGTGGATACTAAATGGTCAATACCCTTGGCGGTCTTGGTGCTGGAGCTACCGTCTTGCAACAGTTCCAGATTCAAGCCTTCTTGGGTCGATTCTTTGAGCGCGTAGTACGAGCTTTTCAGCAGGTTGTTGATTTGAATCTTTTCAGCGCCGGAAGCCACGGCCTCTTTGTCGTCAGTGACAATAATGCCGTTTGCAGCCAATTGGTCTTCATCGAAGCCGAAGCCATCATGGAAGTTCGCATAAGAAAACTTGGCCAAGCGGTTAGGATCGCGGTCGTTGTAGGTAACGGCATCGGCACCAAAGTAGTTCTGATAGTTCGAGCCATTGGAAATATGGACCGATTCATTGTGATAGCCATTGCCGAACAATGAGCTTTCTTTGTTTTTCATCAGCCATTCAAGCGTTGGCCGGTTCTTGTTGATTAAGTCGATTGGATCTTTTTTCGAGTAGGCTTCCAACGAATAGTTGGTGCCTGCTGCGATTTGAATAGTGGTAAACGGCATCGTCGTGTCCTCAGAATAGAAAGTGGGTTGTCCACGTTCGAGGGCGCGACACTCTGCGTTCTGCGCTACCGGTTAGCGACTCCGGCAATTACAGCTATGGCGTGGTGCGTTTGTCAGACGCACACGCACAATCACATATTCATAAATAGCTTCAAGGGGAATTTCCCTTACATGACAGATAGCAGACCCAAGTCGAACGCCTCAATAGGATCATCGAGAACAGGAGTTAACCCGGGTGCCAATCCAGCCGGGCGAATAGGCGCAGGTGTTGGTGCTGGCCTTGCTGCCGCTACTGGATCAGGGATTTGCAGATAAGCATCACGCGAACGCTTGGCCCACTCGCTTGGATGGCAGGTTTCGCGAATGGTTTTCACGATAGGCAGGAAGTATTGAAGCTTTGCATCATAGTGCGGATCAGCCTTGGTCAGCACATCACCCAGTTCATTCAATGAGCGCGTACCGGAATCGAACTGTGTCTGACTTTCCTGCACGTTGCGGGTTTGCTCGTCGCGCTGATTAGCCATATTTCCGACAGTTCGGGATGCTGCAATCTGCAAGGCGTATTGGCGGCTAATTTCGCCATTATCCAGTGCTTCTTTCAGGTCTGCGTGGCCCTCAATCGGATCGACAACGCCAGACACTTCCTTGCCCAGCATCTTGGCCCATGTCTGCATTTCCTCGGTCATGTAGGCGTAGCATTTTTCTGCTGCCTTCAAGTCGCCGGACAATGCCTGATTGGCAAAGCGCAGATAATCGAACGCCATGCCGACTTGCTCAGGTGTCGAATTGGTGCTAACTACTGCGTCCTCCCATTCGTCGGCTACCTTTGCACGCTCCAGCATGCGCGGCAGTTCCGCAATGTCAGTGACTCCAGCTTTTTCAAGTGCTTCTTTGATGGGCGCATACGTCTTAATTTCACTGGCCATATGCTGGAAACGCTCAGCACTGCGGCCTTTTAAACCCAGCGTGGCAATCTCTTTGTCAGCCTCAGTAGGCTCCACTTTCGCAGGCTCGACGGCTTCGGCTTTGACGGGTTCCGTTGGTTCCGTAACTGCTGCCGGTTCCTCGGCTGCAATTACCGGCTCGTCTGCAACAACAGCATCAGGATTTGACGGGTATTCTTCAATGGCCTTGTCGAAAGCGGCACTGACTTCTTGCTCAATATCAACAGGTTCGTTTTTTTCTTCTGGTTCGATAATCATAAAATCCCCTTACATTGGTTGTGGTATTTCGGGTGCAACAGGTGGTGCGCCAGCAGGCGCAGGAGGTTGTCCAGGCATCGGAGCGCCGGGCATTGCCGTGGGCATTGCTTGGCCATTGGCGCGTGGAATGAGTTGATCGAGGTTGATGTAATCGCCTGAACGCTCCACCGTGATCCGCATGAGTTCTTCCAGAGAATCAGCGATAACGTCAGGTGTGGCACCGCGTAGTTGTGCAATCTGCTGCACGCCAGTGGTGAGCTGCGGCAACAACACAGACCACGCTTGACGCTCGGCAGTGGTGTTGGGTTTGCCAGAGCTGCCAGCACGAATATCCACTTCCACCAGTGAGCGTAGTTCTTCCGGGCTTGTGATTTGCTGCCACATAGCATCAGGGCCAACTAGCTTGCGCACGTCATCGCCGGTCATGTTGGTTAGCGCCACTTCTGCCGTGTACATGGCTAGATCGGTCAATGCTTCTTCCATCCAGTCACGCTCTGAACCGGTACGCGCTTGAAAACCTGTTTGCTGAATCTGTGCCTCAGTCGCAGTCTTGCCCGTGCTGACTTGGCTCAATGCTTCTTGAATGCCCCAGATACGCTCCAGTTCGCCAATGATTCGGGAACGGTCATATAGCGCAGGGTCAAGGCCAGCATAGACAACAGGTTTAAACATTGTGCCAACATCAGTACCGGGCCGGATAGGTTCGACACCCACCATTTCCTGCTCGGTGCCATTAGCAATAGCACTAACATCAGTGGGCGAAAGGCCGGTCCTGTCGAACACAGTCTTGGGGACGATTCGCGAACGATGGCGTTTTTCAGCCGTGCCTATACGGTTGTACTCATCGACCAGCTTTGCACTGCGTGAAACCTTGCTTTGCGGGTGTCTCTGGCCGTCAATAGCGCCAGAGGCAAACAAGAAGAACGGATAAAACCGGCTTGTCGGCTTAGGCGAATACTCAGGACGCGCCCAGCAATCCAAGCCCTGTAAAGCTGTCATCACGCAGTTAGCGTTGCGGTTCCAAATCTCCACGCACATCACAAAATCGCCCGCCGTTTCGCCGTTCATCTTGTCGGTGTTCGACACGTATTCGTCAGCGTCCTTGGCATCCAACGACTCAATGCCAACAAGGTTCATCGACTCGGCCTTAGTCATTTCAGGCTTGCGTTGCTGATAGCACTTAAGCTTCCTGGCCTGCTCTTGCGATAGCTTGAAGTCAGCAACAGCGTCCTGTTTTGCCATCGGTATGTAGTGGGCAATCCAGTCAGCGTCCAGATAGTTCTCAATCGTCACGCCGGGTGCGACTTGAATGTACTCGGCCTGTCCGTTATCAATCACAAATCCCTTGGCAACGATTCGCTCTACCTTGCTTTCCAGTGCCTTGAGTTGACGGCGATATTCAGCGAGCAATGCGTCTTGCTGAGCGCCTGCGGCTTCATCCATTTCCGCACGCAAGGCTGCGGCCTTGTTGATGTTGTCTTGCAAATCGTTGATCTTCTGACGCGTCACAGGGTCTTCACCCATGCGTTCCTGCCAGCTCGCCTTTAACCAGCCGACAGAGACGGTCAGGTTTGAACGCACCCATGGACGCGCACGCATCTTGAGTTTCGCGTCTTTCCACAAGCGTTCAATGACCAGCTCAAGGGTTTCCGCAAAGGCTTTGGCTTCACGTTGCTTGCGATTGAACGCATCTTTCATCGCCTGGTATTGTTTCTGCACAGCAACATCGACAGCGGCGTTCTTTGCCAGTGTCAGCATTTCCATATCGCCGGGGAATTGTGCAGCGGCCAATGCAACAGCCTGCTCAACCTCTGGCGACTTCTGAGCTTCTTCCTCTGCGATTTCCTTAATCAGCTCAATGTCAGGCACTTCGGCACACTTAGCCGGTGACACATCGCAGGCAGGGTCTTGCGCGTATAGAAACGACACCAGAATGTCGATGAATGTCCCGATGATATTGGCGTCAACGTCAAACGATGAGTCGCCACGGGCATATCGGCGGTCATAGGCGTACTGCCTGCGTGCATCTTCGTCAAACTTGCGAGCCTTCTTGATGCGCTCAAGCCATGAGTGAACGTCTGCACGCTCCTTGGCCTTGGCCGGCACCTTCATAGGATCGTCAGCCGCATCCATGCCAGCCTCGAAAGCCGTGTTGATATCATCGCTCACAGAAAATTCCTTTTACGTTCGGTTTGTTGGCGAGATAAATCGCGGTCTTTCTTGGCGAACCAGTCCTCAGTGAACGGTTCGGCTTGCTTTGGTTTGCCTTCGGGTTCCGGCAGTGCGTTGTGCATGTTGTCAACGCCGCGACCGAATAGACTGCACACGTCCACCATGTCATCGGTCTTACCGTCTTGGCCGGTGAATGCGCAAAGTTGGTTAATCAGCCTGTCGCCCCATTCGCACTCAGGAACCCAAATGTCGTTGGTGCTGGCGTAGGCCGCAAAACCTAGCGCACGGTCAGCTTTGGACGATGCAGATGCTAGTGCGTGCCGATAAACCGGAAGCCGTAGTCGCTGGATTTCACGCGTGATTGTGCCGTCTATGGTGCGAAGCACTGTCCCCTTTTCCTCGAACACGGCAAGCGGTTTGTAACTTCTCGCCAGTTGCGTCCAAGCAGGGAGCCAGTCAGCCGCATCCTCTTGTCCTGAGTACCAGTCCAAAAACCAAATAGCGCCGGATGAGTCCACGCCGCCAACACCAAACTCATTCCAGTCTGGATCACGTTCTGGCGCGTCCGGGTCCGGTGCCCCCGCATAGTCAGTGGACATATAGTTACGCAGCGTTTTCGGATGCTCGCCTAGCTTGTAACGCTTGAACCATCTGCGTTTGAATAGCAGACCAGCGGCTGATCGGCACTTTCCTTCCCAGACATGATCGTAAAGGTCGTCATTGAGAGCCTTGAGCTTTAATCGCTCGGAATCCATCGCCTCATTGAACCAAGGGTTATCTCGCCAATTGATCTGGCATACCCAAGCGTCTGGGTCACTACCTTTTACCCAGCGGCTATAAACGTAATCCGATTCCTGATCGGCATTGAAGGTCGCGATTATCTCGGCCCCTTCTTTCCGCACAATTGTCGGAATCAGGATGTTCCAGGAGTTGGCAGATATCTTGCTGGCTTCTTCAGCCCAAACTATATCAACACCCTCAAATGACTTAATCGTGTCAGCGGTATGGTCTTGTAGCCCGATAAAGGCGAACGTGGAGCCAGTTGTCCTGCACTTAATCTCAGTCTTAAGGACTTCAAAGTAGGCTGCCATGCCTAGGCGCTTAATGTAATCCTTGATGACCTGCATCGAGGATTGAGCAATGGATTTTTGAATCTCGCGAACGCACAAGATGCGCAAGTTCTTCATGCTCGAAAGCATCACAAGCACCTGGGCAACCGTGTGAGACTTCCCGCCACCGCGTCCACCGTGCATGATCTTGAAGCGTTTAGGCTCCAGAATCGGCATCAGCTTGACCGGTATCTGCAATTGCACAGGCTTGTGCATTGCCACCGGCTTCATCATGGCGTTCATTCGGATTTAGCTGCCACGGGCTGGATGATGAACTGAGGTGCAGGCAAGTTATTACCGTCTGAATCGGCAAGCATCATCTTGTCGCCGTACTTCTTGGGCTTGAGTTTGGAAGCGACCCATTTACGGGCGTCGATCCTTAGTCGATTACGGGCAACGGCTGTTGCATCAAAGGCAACAAGGACTTCTTCACCTTCTTCATTTACCAGTGAGCGAGTGCCAACTTCATCAGCAATAGACGTGATTTCATCGGCCAAAGCCTCTGCTTGTTCCTCGCGTGCGCGTGCGTATTGCTCTGAGAATGCTGGAAAGTCGTTAAGCCACTTGAAAACTGTGGCCATCGAAGGCTGATCTTCATCCTTACAAATAGACCGTAGAGATTCGCCTTCTGCCAGTCTGTTACAGATGGCATCGCCAATCTTCTGTGTGTATGTGCTTACACCAGCCATTTACACGGCCTCAGCAATAGCTGCTAACCGGTTACGGCCTGTCTCGGTAATGGCGTAACGCCCGTTTACCCTGTCGCGCTTGGCGAAGCCTTTGGATACCAGCCCATCGAGCAACATTGCATTGCTTGGGTTGTCTTGCTCGAACTCGAATGCCTCGCAGCTAAACTCAGCCGCAAGGTATCTCAATCCCTCTGTGATTCGTTCTTGGTCGCTCATTTGCATGAGCATGACGACTGGCGTCATCGCTTCAAGGGAAAAACCCCAGCCCTAGTTCGAGTAGGTAAAAGCCTCCGCAACGCGGATTAACTATGCTGGGTTGCCAGTGTTATTCGACACTTGCTGGCTTGTCGCTCCTCATGGTGACTATTTCATCAAGCTCGGCTTGAATCTGTTTCTTTTTGTCATTGAATTGCTTGTGAAAAGCTTCAATCTCAGCTTTCTTTTGATATTTGGTTGAAAAATACACCCCAATCCAACAAGAGACGGCGCACAGAACGGCAATTACTAATAATTCAATGCCCATTCCCAAGCTCCCTCAAATGATCCTGAATATCCTCCGCCAATCCCCCGAATGTCGGCTTAAGGATTGGCAGGTTGTGACGTTTGACGTAGGTGTAAAACCCTACAAGTTCCGCGAAGTGGCCGGTGATCCATGCCTTGATGCACGTCCGTGACTCTGAAATGGCGAATGCGTCCAGGTTCCTGTCGATGAATAGATACGTTCCCCCTACCTCCTTGAGCCGTATTAGTTTGATTCTGGCGTGGATGACCCTTACCGCTTCCCCGATGTTCTCGGGGTCAACTCTGCAAATTGGAGATGGTGCGTGCGACTGGTGAAAAGCCTCGTGGCTCTTACGTACCTTGCCAGTCTTGTCACTCGCTCCAAGGGTTTTTACGGCTTCCATGTCCGGCCTCTTTTAGTAGGGTTTTGGGTACTGTGGTTTTGGTACGGCGTAGCATGTTCGGTATTTGTAAATGTCAGCCCAAGTGCAAGAGGGCTTTTCAATCGGTGGGTTGAATAACAGCATCAGATATAAGTAAAAGCTCATTGTGTTTTTCCTTTTGTTGGTTGTGCCGCCCTAGCCCTGCGTTGTTTCTCTTTGCGTACCCTGTGATGCAATGTCTGAGCCGCCCGAATCTCTTTGTCCAGCAACGTGTCGAGCCGGTCTAGTTCCTTCTGGGGCATGGAGCCGAGGTGGT